TATCAGTTTTTACTAAACCTACTAGCTCACCTGCCTTTTTATCCTTAGATATAGCAGCAAGGTGTTGCCAACCATTGTTAGAACCATCAATAGGAATAGGTAGGCTTAAGTAATACACACCATTTTCCTCTTTTTGATCCCATAAACCACACCACGCTTTACAACAAGCAAGAAAGCTTACGCCTTTTTCTGCTCTGTCGTGTATAGTACGGTTATTCCAGGTATTTCTAATGAAATCCTCATTATGAATTACCCATTTTACCCTATCATCGATAGTCATTTTGTCGACTGATATGTCTGTAAGTCCTTCATCTTCAAGATGTGACTTGTAATCAGCTTCACACCAGTCAGGTATGTTATCGATAGTATAAGATTGGTTGTACGTACAAGCCGTATGTACAGCAAAGTAATATAAACCTTCTTCAGTCATCGGTTTTGCATTAGCAAATTTGAGTAGACCACGTTCCATATCTTTACCTTGATAGTTTAGATATGACTCACGGTAGTATAGCCTGCCACGATAGTCTGCATCTACATACTGAAAGAAGACTTTATCCTTTAATGCTTCGGCTTTTTGTATAGTCATGTTGTATGCATCAAACTTACTACGATTTTTAAGTAATACTAACTTAGCATTCCAGTGAGTAGCAGCTTCATCATACTTAGCCTGAGCTTTTTCCAATAGCTTTTTGTTAGGCTTATTACGTAGCTTGTTAGTTAAACGTCGTAACTCGCTGTAATATTTCTTTTCCAAAGACTTATTGCCTAACTCTGGTTTAAAGACGGTATTATTCCAGTATAAGTCTTTGCCTTGTAACTCATCGTTGTTACCAAAAATGCAGTAACGGTAGTTCTTACCGGTCTCATCTGATACCTTTAAGGTTTCAGTTACAAACTTACGTTTGTTTTTCTTTACTGCTTCCAAGATGTCGTTATCAATAGTCCATGCTGTTTGTTGCAGCTTGTTTATTGCATTAACAAATGGTTGATCTAATAGATCTTTAAAATCTTGGTCCTTATCATATCCCCAATGCTTAATAACAGGATGTCCATTCTCCTGAAACAAATGATGGACACGATTAATTTTAGTAAATGAGGTATTTTGTATTAGTTCATTGACTACATCAGATGGTAATGATCCTATTTGTAACCACTTATCTGATGTTTCAATCATGTACGGTGCCCGGCTAAATGGCTTTTTACCTACCGGGTTTTTCTCCCATTCAACTTGCGCTTCAGTAGGAGCTCTAAATATTTTTATGTAACCACATTCATAGAAACCTTCTAGAACTAGGTCGCCGACTGTTACGTCGGCTCTAAATCCTAGCTCTACACCTTGCCTGAGTAGTACGTTTTTACCTATTGCAACTGAAGCTGCAGTAAGTTTACACGTAGCTGACTCAGATGTAGACGTTTTTCTAAAGTGATATTGTAGTATAGTTAATGCATCATATACCAGCTGTTTCGGCTGTAACTCGTGCTCGAGTACTAGCTTCACTGCCCACCTTTGAGGCGTGCTGAGTATCTTCTGCTCCAGATAATCTATTATATTCTGCATTCATTCTCCTTGTTTTGCGAAAAGGATTCTGAGCTACGTTAAGTAAGTCAGATCCCTTTCTTAGGCAACATTTTATTTCATGAGCTTCTACAATAGTAGCTTCTTTGTCGGTCATTTGACCGCCTTTTATCTTAACAATATCTTGTATCTTGTAGTTATCAAGCTTATCTAGTAACCATACATGATGGTCATAACTACGGTTTGTAATTTGATAAGCTCGATGTAATGTACCTTTACCTACGTAAATTACTTCATCAGTCTCTGGGTCTTGATGGAAGTAAACACAATACATATCTTCAGGATACCTAATAACTTCATTAGTGTTTTCTCTTATTTCAATGTTTCGCATTCATGCACCTCCACACCATTATCTAATAAAAACTTTAATGCTTCTAACTCAGGTACTCGTTTACCGTTCTTATTAGATTTATACATTTCAGCATATATCATTCGCTTTATACCTGCTTGTAATATAAGTTTAGTGCAGTCTTTACAAGGTGAATGTGTTAAGTATAGCGTAGCATCTTCAGAAGAAGAAGTCGAAGCTGCTAGTTTAGTTATTGCATTTGTTTCTGCATGTACTAATTCCCATTTAGTATTACCATTAGCATCTCTTGTAGCGTTGTCCATACCATGAGGTGTACCATTCCAGCCATAGCTAAGGATCTTATTACCCCTAGCTATTACTGCACCCACCTTGAAATGTTCATCACGAGATCTAAGAGCTACAACTCTAGCAATGTTCATGTACATCGCATCGTCTTTAGATAATTTCAAAGCCATCTCCTTTCTCCAGTCTACCAGTATGTTGGTTGTATTTGCTGTTGCCAGCTGGTCCTGTTAAGCCGGTATACCTAGATTTAAGAACTGAAAACTTAATCTGATTACGATCAGACTCGTTTACAGCTACTAAGTTTCTTGAAAAAGCGATAATGTCAAATGATATTTGTTTGATACTACCACTGCCTTTAATGTCGTCAATAGAAGCCATGTTGCCTTCTTCGAATGCACCACCACTTGACTTACGTAAGTGGCTTACAATACCTAGCCATACGTTATGCTTCTTTACTACTTTTAGTAAGTCACTCATAACTTTATCTACTGCTTCGTTACCTGATAGTCCTTCACTACCTTCTGATACTGCAATAGTAATATGATCTAGGAATAAATACTTGCATCCCATAAGAGCCATGTACTCTATCTTATCTATTAAAGAGCTATCATCAACAGAGCCTTGATGGTCTAGCAGTATAAGACGTTCGTCCTTAAATACAGCTTCAAAACCATCTCTTAGTTCTTTGTCGGTAACAGGTATTTCTCCTCCTACTCGTTTATTAATAGGCATACCAATAAACTTTTCAGCTGTGTCACCTACACTTTCTTCTAAAGATATAAGTCCAACTTTTTCTTCGTCAGTAGTACGAAGTAAGTGCCATACTATTTCTTTAATAACTGTAGATTTACCTGAGCCTGTGCCACTAGTAAACAAAGTGATTTCACCTTGTCTCATGCCTTTTAGTTTTTCGTTAAGACCATTTAGACAAGGAGGATAAGGTATTGATTCTGTGTTTTGCCTTTCTATAAACTTATCCCATATAGCTTCACCACTAAGTATACCAGCTGGATTATACTTTTGTGCATTCCATATTACATTTGTAACTTCTTTTGCACCGTGCTTCATGTATAAATCACTAGCATCTTTTTGATCTGATGATACTACTTTTACTTTATCAAAGCCAATAATTTTACTAGCTTCGTTTATAGCTTTAACACCTGCAGCATCATTATCAAACCATAGTATAACAGATTCAAATCGTCTAATCCATTCACGTTGTTGTAATAATACTTGTAGCTGGTTAGCAGACGGTATAGATACAACAGGATATATTCTTTTGTTAAAGTCTAAACATGCTTGTGCTACTGTTAGTGCATCTATTTCGCCTTCGGTAATGACTAGCATTCTGCCACCTGTAAATTTATCTTGACCAAAAAGCTTTTTAGCTTTACCAATCATTCTAAACTCTTTAGGTAGTATACGTATCTTGTAGCAATCATCTCCATATGGATAGAAATGTGCTGGCTTATCATCGTATTGATGTGTCTTAACACCAAAGTATTTAGCTACATCCTCCGAAATATTTCTGCTAGGCATACCAAAACAAGGATACTTATGAATATCGGTGATGTCCAGTTGTCCATTATTATTTGTATCGGCATTGGGTCCATTACTTGTTACTCCTTTTACTCTGTCGCTATGCTGTAATACTTTTGTAAATATCTTAGCATCTTCGTTACGATACGTCCCACATGCGAAGCAATATGTGTGATTGTCGGTAGAGTCAAACATCACACCATCAGAGCTTCCACAATCTTCGCAAGGATAGCGCTTATTGTCTACATAATTGTTCAATATTTATCTCCAGTTTTTCCTCACCTCTTTTAACAAGGTGCTTATGTGCTTCTATTTCGTAACAATATCTGTCGTTCCATTCAAATACCTTTTGCAACGCATCTAAAGACGGTTTAAGTATATTATCTAAGTCTGACGCTTTGTTACTAAAGAAAGCGTTAAATATTATTTTAATGTCGGCAGCCCTTTCGAACTGCCAACTTTGATCTTCAGTAGCTTCTTTGAATCGTTCAAGAAACTCCTTGTACTCTTTGGTCGGGTACGTCT